GCCATCAGTGCCATCATCAGCTGCAGTGCTATCCGTGCCATCAGTGCCATCATCAGCCGCAGTGCTATCCGTACCATCAGTGCCATCATCAGCCGTAGTGCCATCCCCTCCATTTGTACCATCATCCTCATCATCATCTTCTTCAAGTTCTTTAGAACTTACACCAGACCTTCAATTTGCTAATGAAGATGAGTTTAACAAATATATGAATCAAAATGCAGATATAGAATCACAACCTAAATATAAAATAGAAGAAAATAATGACGATGACGATGACGAAGAATATGATGGTCCTTTTGATGCATTTATAAAGGAAAACAAAAGTAATATAGACGCCACCGACGCCGATGATTTGGAAGAAAAATTATTAATTGTATGGTTCAATGAATTAGAATACAATGAATCCAAATGGGGTAAAGAAGTAGCAGACGATGCAAAGAAAAGATTACTATTATATCCTGATTTAATGGAAAAATTTAAAGATGTCGTAAAACAAATTACATCTAAAGATTTAGACAAATTATTTAGCAAATTTCAATTCAATATCATTTAAATTCTTTAATAGTTTCCATATATCCCAATAAAAACAAATCTATTTTTTTTGATTTATCTATAGAAAAATCAAAAAAAGCACCATCATAATATGATAAAATAATTAACTTATTATTTTTTATTTTCTTTGATTTTTCAATATGAAACTTTTGTAATTCAACATTTGTTATTAACAAAATATCCAATATATAAGAAAATAAATTAAATTTATTATCATTATTTATATTTTCACTTGGATTTGTAGAAATAGTAATCGTTTTTAACTCATTATTAATAACATCAATAGGTAAATTGTATACCAATCCTCCATCTACGTAAATATTATCATTATAATAAAACGGTGGGAAAACTATAGGGATAGTAGAACTCATCTGTAACGCTATCAAACAAGGAATATCCGGATTATTCTCATAAGTTAAAAACTCGCTTTGCTTCTTGCTAAAATTATAAGTAACTATAGTCAACTTTTTACCCAATTCATTATACAAACTAGATAATGTATGAAACTTATCAATTTTATCCAAGGTAAGATTCTCCAAAGTATCAGCTATACTACTAAAAGAAAAACATCCACCCTCATTAGTAAACTTTATAATATCTGGAATAGTACTAAATTTATTTAAATTATCATCGTTAAATACTTTAGTCATTATTTCTAAAGGAGTATATCCTATACATAATAAATAACATAAAATCGATCCAACAGATGTACCCACGTAATTTGTAATATTTGATAATTCATATATATTATTATTAATATAGGACAAGGTACCCAATATTTGAAATCCCTTTATTCCTCCTCCTGAAATACATAATTGTTGATACATTTTAAAAAACATAATTTATATTTAAATTAATTTTTCTCACAAGTTGATTTCAACGAATAACTATTCCAACGAGATCCCACTACCAATTGACATTTATTATTCTCTTTTACCCAACTCTTACATACATTTTTACAATCGGTTTCAGAAGAATTACCATAAAATTCTCCTCCATCAGATTTTATACATCCATTTGGTGTACACTTATACCTATAATTCCCAAAACCTTCATAATTACTCTTCGTAAAAAGTAACAAACAAATTCCGCTAACTATCAACCCTATAATGATTAACAAAAATATGTAATGTAATATACTCATTTATATTACATTAAAAAAAAATTAAGTTTAATTAGTATTCTCAATATAATCATATATATCCTCTTCACTATCATCTGATTCTTCCTCTGATTCATCTGATTCTTCATCGGATTCCTCTGATTCATCATCGCTAGATTCCTCTGATTCCTCCTCGGATTCGTCCTTCTCGGATTCATTGGATTTAGTATTCAGTAAATTTTCAATATCATCGTCATCGTCGGATTCCAAATCAACATCCGAATCTTCATCGAATTTAATATCACTCTTTTGAAGCAACATCTTCTTAATCAAAACATTAAAACGATTGCGAATCTTTATCTTTTTACCCAAACTAAAATTCATCTTATGAACCACTCGCTTAATATCCAAAATATGAGGCTCTCCGTCTATTACTATAGTATCCGATCCATCTAATCCATCATCACCATACACAAACTGAATCACAGAATAATTAGAATTCACAACACATCCATTGTAATTCACAAAAGCATCCTCACCTACTTTCATGCACTTGCGTTGAATGTAACCACTCCTAGCAGTCTTCATCGCAGTGTCTGTAACTCCTTCTCGCCCAGTAACACTGTGATTCCAATTCTCCTCTGGTTCCAATCCTTTAATAAATGAACTACTCACAAAACCCTTCGACTGATATTCCATTTCTTTTGTCAAATCTTTGGCAAAAGGATAATGAACAATATTACGGCGACCCTTATTCACATAATTTTGAATACGCTTACCAGAAAAATTCTGTTGACCCATAAATCCCGAAATCTGGGCAATATTAAAGTAATCGCCTTTTGAACCCGCTGTAACAGTAGCAACAAACGCATTATCATCACTAAATGCATCTTTAGATAATTTCATGCCAATATTTCGTGCTTTTCCCAAAGCCTCGTTAATTTTTGCTTCTTTGATATTTGGGGCAATTGTATTCTTCTCGATAATACTTGCTTCCAAAAAACACTTAGCAATCGAATTCTCAATTTCTTCATTTGTATCTACCAGACAATCCTTAATACCTACCGAAAATCCACGATGCAAAAACCACTCGTTCGTAGTAAATTGCAGATTATCCAAAAATGTACAAGCAAATTTATTACTATATTCCTTAGCCAAAATACGAGAAATAGAACCATGACCTCCACCAAGTTGTTTCTTATTTACTGCGCCTTCCAAAAGAACACCTTCCTTAATAATCACTACAGGTTCCTTATCATAAGCCGAATTCTTATATTCATAAAAGAAATCCTCTGGTAATAGCATCGAAAACAATCCTTTTCCACTAAAAACAAACTTCTCACGTTTATATTTCCTAAGCAACCTATCAATTCTAGCAATCTTTGCCATAATATCATCAATACTTACCTTACTCCCATCAACATTAATCAACTTAGAACAAATATTCCAAAAACGATCCTTAGGAATATCCTCGTTCTCCTTTGTCATCAAAAACGACGCTAACAAAGAATCCTGTACAATCTTCGCAGTACATGTAGAATTCTGCGGTGAAACAAATAATGTAGAAGTATCCGACAATTCTTTAATTTCCGCTCGAGCCTCTGGACTCTGAGCAACGTGAATGTTCATCTCATCTCCCGATGATATCTCCTAAGTTTCCCTAGGAGCCTGACTGTACCTTAAGCATACTCAGGATTGGTAGTCCTTCATAGTACACCCATGCCCGTTCAGTCGATGAGGGCCTGTCATGTGCTTCCATAACGCATTTAGACAGTAACCTGGCGGATTGTCCAATCCCTAACATTGTTTACCATTGGGTACGGCTATTAACCGTGGTCTCCATTCCAAGTTTCCAAGGAAGGATGGTAGTTAGGGCTCTAAGGAGTTTTACCATTGGGTACGGCTATTAACCGTGGTCTCCATTCCAAGTTTCCAAGGAAGGATGGTAGTTAGGGCTCTAAGGAGTTTCCCGAACCTCGAGACATGTCGCAAAGTAATTAACAATAGTTTCTAATTTCATCAATATACGAATCATCAATATCAAGTTTGCGGATTTTTATAAACTGTTTCAAATTTTTTAAATGCTCTTTACAATCATTTTGTTTAATATAATTATATTTAGACTGGTTTTTATCTTTAAGAAGAGGACGAATGTTTTGCCAATTAAGAACTATTTCTTTTGAAAGATCACCGGATGCATACAAAGAACAAGGAAGAACATGATCAAATTCCCAAAGTTTACCATGATTTTCTAAAGTCATACCAAGATTAGAATAGACAAAGAATTGAAACTGTAACCAATCCCTAAAAAAAGAAGGAGAACAATTCACATGTTTAGAATATCTTGATTTTGTATTCAAGAACCTTCTACATGCACTTAATTGAAAATCAATTTCTTTCCATTTTGGATTACTGGTCATTCTTTTTCTTCTAGAATCTTTATTTATTTCTTTTCTTGTTTTATTGACTTTAGGTGGAACTTTTCTTTTCCAGAATTCTTTGATAACTTCATCATTGATTTTGATCCAAGCCTTCTTTAGTTCTTTATTAGCGATCCATCTTTTCTCGAGTAATAATTCTTTATTGACATTCGTCCATTTTTCTTTATGCTTAACCAAATCCATATTCCTTTTTATGGAATTTTTACTACATTTTCTAGTATGTTTATTTTTTTCATACCAGTTTTTTTGTAGTTCTTTCATTCGTTCTTTATTATTTTCAGTCCATTCTTTTGCTTTCGTTGTATTACGTCTATATTTTCGCCATTTTTCACGTCGACATGCAGAACAAACCTTTCTATTAAATGTAAAATCAGTGCAAATTTTATTACACTTTTTACATAATATACTTGTAGGTTTTTCTGTTTTAACCCGTTCCTTTTCCTTTTTTCTTCTTTCACGGGCTAAAGCATTATCGCATTCACGGCATATAGTACGCTTTTTTTTACGAAAATCATTTCCTTTATCTATTTTACATTTTTTGCAAATCATTTTTTTTATTAAATATTATAAAATTTTAAATCAGTTTATAAAAATCCGCATTTTGATGAGTTCGTTTGATGAAATTAGAAACTATTGAAATTAACCTTACTAGAGGGTAACAACCTTTACAGCCCCCCTGTTTTCGACAGAGTTTTATCGAAATCACCATTATACGTAGAAGTGCTAGCTAAATTAAATCTAAAAGTTTTGTATGGTCTAATTTTTATTTTGTGTTGTATGATTGAAGTTTTGTGTAGTGTTGGTTGACGATTGAATAAGACTACATCATCGTCGATGAGTTGTCGTTCTACTTCGTCTCCTATTTTTATGATGAATTTTTTGGGTTTAGATAGGACTAGTTTGACTTCGTTGCCTTGTCTGAAAAGTTTATCACCTTCTTGGGGTTTGAAGTCACGCGATACTTTCATTCTTTGCTCTTTTCGTTCGATTATGTCACCATCTTCTATTCGCGTACCAATTGTTTTGGTAGCGAATTTGAGATTGTGTCGAGATTTTTTATTGAAGACAGAATTACATTTACAGTTGTCTACTAATTTTTGTAGAAATTTGATGTTGATATTGTTTACTCGCTCTTTGACAGATAGAGTTTCTGCTACATACTGCGGTATAGCAAGTTCACCGATTCTCAATGTTGGATCTGGACCGATTACGGACCGCGCTGCCTGTTCGACACGTTTTCCCATCAAATGACCACGTACTTGTCCGTCTTTGCCTGCGATTCTTTTTTTCAGACATTTGTAAGGTCTTCCGTTTGTGTGTCTGGCTTTGTTATGTCCGTTATCCATAATGGATTTGATTTTGAATTTTAGTGCTTGTATATAGCCCCTGCGATCATTTTCTGATAGTTTTGAATTATGCAGATGCTTGTTTATTTTAAGTATTTCTATATATTGTAAAGTAAGATCGTCGTCACATGTAAGATTTTCAGCGTTTACTGGTGGTCTATCGTGAGGAGGGAGAACTGGAAAAGATATTATTACGAGATTTCTAGGATGCATCATTTTAGGATTAAAACCAATATCCTCGATTGACTCATCTGGTATGTTGTTGAAAATCCTATAGATTTCTTCTGCACTCAAATAAATCCTAGAATCTTTTGTATCCTTTGTGTTATGATACATGTAGAAATTGTTATCAATTGTATTTACTTGAATCTTTGGTTGTTTTTCTAGACAATGAACACAAACGTTTGTTTTCATTGTTGAATTAAGAATTTTTTTGAATCTGTCATATCCTTTGTATTTGAATAGATTTCTTAGTTCTATATTTTCTTTATTAAATACTAGTTTAGAACATTTATTACAAACAATACGCAATATATTCAAAATAAATTTATAATGCAACGGATGTAGAATTGGAACTGCCAATTCAATATGACCGAAATGTCCTGGACAGTTAATATGATTCTTTTTACAGGTAATACATTTTTTTTCTGGAGTCATAGTACCCATCCTTTCATCGTACACACTATTTTCTAGATTATCACCTGAGTATTTAGGAGATGTAATATGTACAGAACTATTATTGAGAATTTCTTTATTAGAAGAAATTCCAAATTCTATTTGTTGCATAGGTATTATATTATGTTCGTTCATAGTTAATTAAATTTAGTTTTAAATTTAATTTCAATTTATATTTATATTACTAATTATAACTAGTTTGAGCTCTTTTAGGAATAGGCAATGTACTGCTAATATTATTAATTGATTGAGATTGTTCTCGTTCCAATTGTGTAAATCCTGTATTAATAATCCCTTGAGATGTATTTGTGACCTGAGCAGACAATGATCTCATTGTACATTGAATATTTTCTGGTTGATTATCGTATGTAATACATCTTTTCTTATCAAATCCAATCGCATTTCCGGAACTAATCGCATCTTGATTAGATGCCAAGAAAAATGCGGTAAATTTACTATTCTTTTCACAAGTTTTAATTTTTTCCTTGAGATCCATGGAACTGTATCTTTCACTCATATTATCTTCACCGTCTGTTACAACAGCTAGAATACATGTGGCATCTTTTCCATTTACGCGATTTTCTTGATTTTTGATTTCTTCCATGACGGTGTCGATAAGTCTTGTAGATCCGCGCGGTTCGATTTTTGAGTAATCAATCTTTGAAATATTAATATCCTTCAACAGAGTATTTTCAATAACAGTTTCTTTCACATCATCAAATGACACCATATGAATGTATGTGTTTTTGGACACACTATTTTTACATTGAGTTTCAATAAATTCAATGATACTTGTTTTTACTGCTTGTCCAAGTGTCGTCATCGAAAACGAACGATCGATAATTAGAGTAATATCAATATGATTTTTATTTTTTTTAGCAAATTCAGTCATTTTATTTTTTAGTTTCAAAAAAAAAAATAAAATCAATTTATTTAATGTCTATAGATCCGGTGTAAAGTCATCGTCAGATGGCGATTGATTATCTATTACAATTGCATTCCCATCGTTTATATCATCTTGTATATTTCGTTCTCTCCATCCACTCCATTTGACACCTGATTTTACATCTCCCCACGCTTTTAGGAAATAATTATATACATCGTTTTTGATAGGAATCCCATGATTTGGCATACTTTCTTTGAACCAGTTTTTGAATAATGCATATAGTTCTACTAAAGAAATAGATGCATTTGAATCTTCGATAAGAAGTTCTTCTACAAATTGTCTGTATACATCATTTTTCTTTCTATAACCTTCGGTTGCCATTTTGACTTTGACTGGTTCAACTTTGTTTGGTTTGAGATGTTTTTTGTGTTTCAAAAGCATGTAGGCAAATGCTTCCAACATACCAGGAATCTTATCAGCAAATTCTTTATCTTTGGGAAATCGTTTTGCTAGCAATTGTTCTTCAAATGTATCGGGAAGATCATCGTCTGGATCTACGAAACACGATTCAAACGGAATAACTCTGATACGATTCCATACGGCTTTGTCTCCGTAGGGCAATTGAGGGGGCTCGTTACAAACCAAGATAAGTTTAAACATAGGAGTAATTTCACCCCCTTCTTTGAATAGACCACGTGCAAAGAATGTGTCATTACCCGAAAGTTCTTTGAGGATACCAATATTGATTATATCCTTTTGACTTGGTTCCTGAAGCACTGCAAAACGAACACCGTTACCTGCTCTTACCAATTCAGGGCACGCTGCGCTCGATTGTGTTCGTTTGCCAATGATAAGAGATGTAGGCAATTTTACAGAATATTGTCCTAGCATTTTTTCAAAGATGCTTTCGGTGATCGATTTACCATTATCACCATCGCCAGTCCAAACTTGTACTGTTTTGCTTTGGTTTCCACCGATAAAAACGTTTGAACTTGTATCCATAAAATATTCGCGAACGCTTTTGTCTGGAAATACTTTCATCAAAAAGTCGTTTACTTGTGTGATGCGGATATCATCTTCATTAAATTCTCTGTAATCGATAGCCATTTTCAATGAGATATAATCATCGGGTGTACCATCTCTAAATTCATGATTTCTGAGATCGTATACACCGTTTTGAAAGCATATAAGATATGGATTTTTGTTTAGTTTATTGTGGAATGCCCCGTCATAAAAAAGTTCTTCGCATTCTTTCATTATATTGTTTTTAAATGACGCGTTTTTCAATGAATTAATAACTTTAAGGATTGTTTTAATCCGCGCGTTACACAAATCACGTTGATTCTCGTCTGCTTGCGATTGTTCGGCTAGTTTTGCTTTTTTATCTTCAAACATTTGAACGACTTCTTTAGATATCTTCTTTCTGAGTGTGATACCGCCCTCGATTTCTCTCCAGCAATGATTTTTAAATTCGTACCAGATTTTATTTCTAAGAGAAGCGCATATGAAGCGTGTACCGTATTCTTCATATAGACATTTGGCGATATCGTGATGTGTACCAGCTATGATTGATTTTTCAATATGTTTATTAATATATTCTTTTTTGAGTTTTGTGTATTCTTCGGGACTATCAGTTTCGGCAAACATGATTAGACTACCTATAGTAAGATTTTTCTTAACCATACGTTCCCAGCATTTGATACAATGATCTTCATCGTATTTACTTGATCGTTTGGAAAAATCAAGCCATACGTTCATTGCGTCTTCACATCCATCGCCTAGATTGTATAGGATCCATCCGATTTTCATCCATTCGCTGTAATCTTCCGCTCTGCTTGCAGAGAGAAGATTGACAAGACTTGTGATTTTTTTGATATTTTCACTAAAGTAAAAGTCTTCGTGAATTTGTTTGATTTTCTTTGCTTGCGATTTTTTGGTAAGTTTAGTGAATGATGGAAGAGTTGGTTTCAATGATTGTACTTCTCTTCCAAATGGAATAATACTAAGAATTCTAGGGAAATAATATTCAATATTTTGTGTGAGTTCTAAAACATCTTCATCCATGTCAAAAATCTCGTATTCCTTCAATCCTTCTTCAAAACTAATTTCTTTCAAAGAACTATTATACATTTTAGTTGCGATGTAGGGATCTTTATCGGCCTCTTTTCGGCAACCATATACTAACCATGGAACGTGTGTATAACTAGTATCTACAAGGGATTGGGAATCGTTAAACCCTATATCTGCGAAGATCTGATCTTTGTTTAGCAGATCTTTAATTCTAGGAATTAAATGGACTTCTTGGTCTACTTTATTCAAAAAAATATATGGGAAATGTAAATGAAATCCGTGTTTCAATATATATGTATCTTTGTTTTTTTTAATATATGGATCTTTTTGTAAAAGGATGCAATTTAAATCTTTGACATCGTAATCATCTAAAATTTGTTTCAAAACCAACTGATATATTTCAATTAGTTTAGTAACGTGGTTTAGATTATATATTTCAGTTAATTTGTCTTGTATATCTTCTTCGTCGTCCGTTTCATCTATACTTATAGATCTAGAAATGTCGACATCTACCAACACTGGTAGATAAGCCTGTGGTTTCTCGGCTATTCCAAATTTTGCGTCTGGTTTTTTGCTTAAAACCTCGCAAAATTTGTTCCAAAACTTATCAATTTTCGTTCGCGGTATTGAAAATTTACCTGTTGGAAATAGTGAAACGTGAGTTTGGAACAAACTATCACATTTACATTTTTTTAAAATATCAAAAATCTGTGATTCCATGTTAGTTATTTTTGGATTATATTATTTAAATTTTAATTTCAATTTTCTTTTTTTGGTTTAGACTATTATAGTTTAAATTTTATAAATTGAAATTAAAAATCTATCAAAAAAAAAATAAATTATGTTAATTGAATACTATTTTATTTCTAGTTTATTCTGGATGAGTTTTATTGATTATTTTACATTGAAACGAATGTATAATAGCCATATAGTACATATAATACATGCTGTTGTTACAGTATTTCTATTATATTTTAATTATAATACATTTTCTTTGTCTTTTTCTTTTGGGTATTTTGTAGTTGAATTGTTGTCATGTATTTATAATAAAGATATAATATATATATTGCATGCATTATGTGCTATAATCCTTATTTTGGGGTGTGTTTTTGATTATGAATACTATAAAATGGAAATGTATAAGATCCTGTATATAGAAATAAGTACTCCTTTTTTGTATTTGTGGAAAAAATATAAAACCAAAGAATTGTTTATGTTTTTTTTAGTATTTTTTGTGATATTCAGAATTATTTACTTGCCGTGTTTAGTTTACAAAATGATAATTTATAAACTAAATATATTTTCTTTTATACTTTTTGTATTATCTGTAATGCAATTTGTTTGGGTTAGCAAAATGATATCTATCGTTTTTAATTACCGAAATTAGTACATTTTATATAATATTTATATAAAATGAATAACTATCTATTATTTTAAAGATTTCATCCATTCATTATCAATTCTACCTGAACCAGCGCATTTTTCGCATTCTTCTAAAATTAAAATAAAACCATTATTATTGCATTTTACACAATTTAAAACATCTTTTTCTTTTTCATAGGTGCAAACACATTGTTGTTTTATTCTAACAATACCATATCCTAAACATTTTTTACATCTAACATCTACTAATTCCATTATAATTTTAAATATAATTATATTTTTTTAAAAATGTATATCCTAAATATATAATTAATATAAATATAATACTAGATATAATTAAATAAACATAATTAAGTTTATTATTTTTCGTAATTAAGAAAGATGGTTTCATGTAATATAAAACACTTACAACAATTAAAAATCCTATAAAAACTATGATATATTTATTTTTAAAATATTCAGTGTAAGATGTTAAAAAACTAAAATTACCTTTTTCTGGATCAATGAAATCGATATTTTTATTTATTTCTCTTAATTCATTTTCTAAAAAACCACTCATTTTTTATCAATCATATTTTCTTAAATTTTTTATCAATTATATTTCTAATATATATTCCCAAAAATAATCCTGATAAATTACATATAAAATCCAAATAATCATGACAACCTACCCATGAAAACCCTTCTAATGTTTCCCACCAACATCCAACCGTAATCCAAATCCACCAAACATCAGGTGCTAGCATACCTCCTAGAATATACAAACCAAAATGATGCATATTGTGATCAGTTATAAATATATCTTTACTACAACTTTCACCTAGATAATAATTAGCTCCTCGTAGAAATGAAAAATCTTGATTTTTTATACGAATACCTCGTTCTTTTAAAGGAGCTGAACGATCATCTTTTGTAAACCATGCCGTTTCTATAACACCCCAATTTGCATATAAAGCTATTATAACAATTATTACTATTGTTAATACTTGTAATTTACCAGAACAAGGCAAAAATATAGTACTTCTTGTATAATCTTTATCAATTATTTTATTACAACTAAATCCTAATAAAATAACCGCTAATAAACACCAAAGTAATGTAATAGTTATTTGAGTTTCCTTACTTTCGTATCCTAACATTTTAAAATAAATTATTTATTTTAAAATTAAAAAGATAATTATTATTTATTAGGAATAAGTGCATTTTTTCCATTGTTTGACACGTAATCCGCGCTAAAATCATTCGATATGTATGGATTACCTAATGGTTTGCCATCGCATAAATTTCTTATAAATATTTCAGTGTCATTATCTTCTATATAAACTTTTTTATCTTTTTGTGGTGGGTATATGTTTTTTAGTGGAAAAGCTTTTCCGTTATCTATAGTCTGAGCGTTTGTAAAATTCTTAGTTTTAATAATTCGATGTTTAGAATCATTATTACCACCCTTAAATATAGCATTAGGTGCCATTATTTGAGTTGTACTAATTGAATTAAAACGCATAGGATTCATCCCAGACCGATTAATGAAATTGTATTGATACATTCTTTATTTAAAGCAATATTTTATTTTTTTTTTTAAAGTTATATATAGTTTGTTTTTATTTTTTTTATTTTTTTTATATTGCTATAAAGAAAATGCCTACATTCAAACGCCACCAACTTAACCTTTTCGACGCCGCGGACCAGACCAAAAACTTTAGCATTGGTCACAACTCCGGTGTTGTAACACTTACCGTACCAGCCCAACAATACTTAACTGTTTCAGGTAAAGCCACCTTCTCCGGTGACAATACCTGTGTTATCAGAACTGACTCAGAAGGCGTCCAATCAACACACTCATTAGAATCACTTTTCGATGGTATCGATAGTGGTCTTGACACATTGACAGCTGACTTATTGTCAGAAGTCACCAGAGCCACTAACTCCGAGACAGTTCTCGACACCAAAATTGACTCGGAAATTGCAGCTCTTAGAGCAACCGATGCCTCTAACCATGCTGCATCCCTCGCTCAAATCGCCGCAGAGGTAGCACGCGCGCAACAAGCAGAAGCCGCGCTCCAAGTAAACGTCGATAACGAACAAGCACGCGCAGAAGCAGCCGAATTAGCAATCAATAACACCGTCGCCGCCCTCGCCGCAATTGAAGCCGCTAACCACGCAGACCATCAATCTCAAATTGACAACGAAGTTGCACGCGCGACTGCATCTGAAGCGGCTATCCAAGCAGATGTCGATGCCAATGAAGTGGCTGCCGCTGCTGCCCTTGCAGCTGCTCAAGCAACACTCCAAAACAATATTGACGCTACAAACGCAGCACTCAACAATGAAGTTACACGTGCCACTGGTGCCGAATCAGGTCTTCAAGGTCAAATTGATAACATTGTATCCAACGTTGACCCAGCCGCATTAGATTCACTCTCCGAAATTGTTGCTCACTTCTCAGCAGCCGACAGTGACACCACCAATGTTCTCGGTCTTCTCGTCACAAGAGTTGTACAAGTAGAAAACGTCCTCAATTGCCTTCTTGACCCCGATCTTGATGCAATGAGCGCCACTCTCACAGGAGCAGCCGTAGCACCCTCAGAACCAGAACCTTAAATAATATAAATAACTTAAAACAAACTAAAATATTAAATTTCATATTTAATAAATATGAAAAAATCTCGTAAAATAATCAAATCTAAACAAACAAATGAAACCGGACTAGTAGTACATGAATGGAAAACAGAAAAAATAGGAAATCTAACTAAAAAAACTCCTGTAAATGCTGAATTTAGTCTTACGACATTATTGGATTCGGGATTTTTAACATCGTCATCGCTTTTTTTAATAAGAAATCACACAGATAATATACCTGATTTTAGAAAAGACTCTCAACCATATATTCTAGAAATACAAAAAGGCTCCAAAATAATACAATTAGAATTAACAAGTAATGCCGAAATCAAAGGTTTCCCGAATAATCTATTAACTTCAGATGTCGTAACTATTGAATGCGCAGGTAATAGACGCAGTGAAGCAAACAGAGTATCAAAAATAAAAAAAGCAACTCTATGGCGAGACGCAAGTATTGGAAACGCTTTATGGTCGGGATATAATCTCGACGGTATATTACAACTAGTATTTGGTAAAAATTATACTTCCGGTGGTTATAATCATATTGTGTTTTCTGCAGGAGATAGTAGTTCATTAGACGATGCTCATGAATGGGATAACTTTATCAATACAGAAGTTCTATCTCAAAATGATCCAAATAGAATACGTATTTTAAAAGATGGTAAAAGTGCATATGAAACATCCGTATCATGTAATGTTGCAAAAAAGATAATTATTGCAAATAGAATGAATGGTGATACAATACCAAAAAATCATGGATACCCTATTAGAGCAATAGTTCCAAAATATATAGGAGCGCGTAATGTGAAATGGTTACAACGTATACGTCTATCAAAAAGACCATCATTGGGATATTATCATAGAATAGATTATGTCTCTTATATACCCAAATCTCTAAAAGGAAATGTCATAAGTATCAAAACTATTTTGTATAAAATTATCAAAAAATTTAGAGAAAATCAAAATACATCACTAAAAAAAAGTGATCTTCTACAAAATGTAATTAATAAACTACATTTTAAAGAATTTCAAGGCGGTATCGGTCCCGCTGTCAATGATCTTAATCCTCAATCGGCTATTATGTATCCCGAAAATGGCGATAAAATAGAAAAAAATGATATAGTTATAAGAGGATATGCAATATGCTCTGAAGAAATATTAGGAGTAGAAATTTGTGTAGATAAAGGTGAGTGGTTTAAAGTCTATTGTTATCAAACAGATGAAACAATAGCCAAAAGATCAAATTTTGTCGTCGAATACCCAAATGCGTGGATCTTATGGAAAAGTAAACGCATTGATTTAAAATCTGGTAAACATAAAGTTAGCGTAAGAATTATTACAATCGATCCTAAAACAAATGATATCATTACTCAAGAAGAAGATATTATGAAATGGAATGTAAGAGGTATTTTTTACAATCTTCCGCATACTATATCATTCACATGCAAATAAACCTACCATTGAAAATTCGATGGAGTATCCATTGCCCATTCAAAACGATCCAAAAGATTTTTACTTATAATACATTTAATTGGAACTTCATTACTTTTACACCAAGCGACAATAATACGCGGATCAATATAATTAGTTTTACTTGTATTTAAACTCAAATTCTCTTCATACTCATTTTTCTTAATCAATAATTTAACTTGTTGCAAACTATGCTTATCACATTTCTTAATCTTCTCTTCAATTTTTTTTACCATATCCATATTGGTTGTCATCTTCTTATGATTTAATTCTCTTGCGACATAAATATTCGACTGCTCAAATATCAATTTCTTATATTCCAAATTATCATCCTCATCAAATTCATAATCTGACAATTCTAAAAGTAATGTACTCGAAGCTTTCCAAGTTCTAAATACCTTAGATGTTAAACCGTCCATTAAACTTCTCAAATAATTATTTAATATAGTAGGAGTAGTATTTGGAAATATTAAATTACGATTAGATAAGAGTTCTTTCAAAACATTCAAAGCACTCTTTTTAAATTTAACAGTTCTATCATAATCGATAGAACTCTTACCCACAAACTTTACCGTAACTTCGTCATCGCGTATACAAAAATTATTCGCTTTTAGAGTTGTCAATCCCTGCGTTCCAATACTTTCATCTTCAATACCACCAGGGCGAATTGATATCTTATCTAAAAAATAAACAGCTAATGCCAACTCTCTAAATTTTGAATTACTTGATTTTAAATCTCGTTCATATTTTCTTCGTATATTTGAAATATTTTTATTAAGTTCGCGCGCCTTTTCAAACTTATTGTAATCCTCGACATAAACCCATGGATCCGAAGATCTTTTTAAACGTAAGTAAGTAGTTTCACCCGTAATAGGATGGTTCCAAGACGCTAACCATGAACTATCAGGATCTGTGATAACTTGGTTCCAGGAACTTTTAACTCCGTTTACAAAACATTTGGGGTAGGGTCGAGAACAGTTTATAGTAATATCTTCAGGACGAATTCTTTTTTTAATACGGCCTCGATATACATTATTACCATGTCCTAGATAGATAGCAGGTGGCTGAATGTAATAGTTACAAGGAATTTTAGCTAAATTGTTTATAACAACATATCCAAAAATTTTAACTTCTTGATCTTTTTGTAAATTTTTACGTTTGGGAGATTTAATTCTATTTTTTTGTAAATATCTAAGAATTTCAGAAAAATCTAATTTTGAAAAATCTTGAATGACATGATCTTTTCCTAAAATTTTTTTAAAATCTTCAAAAAAATTATCATTAAATTTGCGATCATTCTTTATATGCTCTCTTTTATATTTCTTTGCCTGAAGTACCTGAAAATTATCTGATTCATATTTTTGCGCATATAAAAAAATTGCTTCTTCCTCAGAAATATTAAATGGATTATTTGTATTACGATTGTTTAATTTGACAGTTCTATTATTGTATTTAACTTTCACAGATTCTGGCAATTTTTTATAACTCTCTGGAAACATAGGTCCATTATATCTGAGTGTAGACCATCTATTATTGTTATTAGTCAAAGATTTAATTAATTTAGACATATTTTTGTCGGAACTCATTTATCTTAAATAATATAATTATTTAAGATGGAATATTGTATTTATTGTTCGTTTTACTTTAATTGACGCAGTCCCATCAAAGTTTGTTTGGAATATATACGTCAGGTTTTATTATTTTTTTTTTCTACATGCACCACCGCAGATTGAACGAGCCAAAAAACAACCGAATACTTTGTATGTAAAACACCAAATACATATAAAAATAACTAAAATTATAGCAAATAATATACCCGGATGAAATTTAATACACCCAGACCAGTACAATAAAACAAACAAAAATAAAAATACAAGTGTTAAAACACCAGCATTCAAAAGCGCGTATGGATATGTTAAACTTTCTGATTTAATACTATTCAAAAAATTTACACATTCAATATTTTTATCATCGATGTCTTCATCGAATCTATTATTTGTACTTGTTGTTTCATTTCCTAATGCTAATACTGAAAAAACAATTATGGCTATCAATCCTATTAAATAAATTAAAAACAATATTATTGACATATTGACTTTCATTTATTATATGTATTATTTTTCCATATTTAAATTTGATTGTTTATTAGAACACGCATTACCGCAGATTGATCTAGCTAAAAAACAACCAAATACTTTATACGCAACCAAACATATAATCACATAAGTAAACAAAATTATTATAAATATCACGCCATCTCCAATTTTAAGACAATTAGACCATTTTAATAAAAACAATAAAAAGAAAATAATAAGAGTCGCAAACGCAGTAATCAAACAAGAATATGAAAATACAGAACTTTCTGCTTTAATACTATATAAATAATCAAAACATTCAGTATTATCATCACTAATATATTTATGAACTCTGTCTGTTGTCATATTTGTAGTTTTTATCACTGCTATCAATGGTATAACTATTGTAGTTATGAGTACTAATAAATAAAATACAAACAATATTATTGATATTATTTCCATTTTTATTATATGTATTATTTTTCCATATATTTAAATTTCCATTCTTGACATAACTTAATTGAAATGTCGTCCAAATCTGCTTTATTACCCTCCTCATCAATTTTTCCAATCACAAACTTATTCTTATTAAACAACAAATTAGTATCCAGGTGATAATAAAATTGCTTATATTTTGGATGACATTTCAATATCAACTTGGGTTTTTCAATAATAGTATTCGGTTTTATAGGAGACTTTATGGCTTTCTGTGATTTTTTATGTAATCCGCAATAACCACCATTTTTCGGTTTTTTAGTACATCGCATTCCCTTTTTATTTCCACGAGAATACACATAATTGCATGTATCGATTGTTTTGGGTATCGAACTATCGCTTTTAGGTGTCGAAACAGGTGTCGAAACAGGCGTATTTGATAAAGGTGTTATAATATCATTATTCCAATAACTTAGCAAAACATTTTCAGGAATATCGTGTTTTTCACTTATATGTTTTATAAAATTATCGAATTTATTAGAATATTCTGCAGCAAAATTAATAAGTTCTCGCATATTTTAATTTATCATATCTTCAAAAATTAAAATCATTTTAAAATGATTTTAAAAAAAAAAACAAACAAAAACAAATATTATACAATCTCAAACGATTCAAAAAGACAGAAACGGAGAAAATGTATTCATCACAGGAATCGGTGGTTCTGGAAAAACCTTTCTAATAAACAAATTCGTAAAACTTAATAAACACAAGCAAAATATTGCAGTAACAAGCACAACAGGTACTTCAGCAATCCTTCTCAAAGATGGTACAACTATTCATTCATGGGCTGGTATTGGATTAGGACAAAAAAGCGCTTACCTATTACTTAAAAATATTAAATCCAAAAAATTTTACCGAGATCGTTGGAAAAATGTAAATATTCTTATTATTGATGAAATTTCGATGCTGACTTGCGAACTATTTGAAAAATTAGATTATATAGCAAAAAATATAAGAAAAAATGATAAACCATTTGGAGGTATTCAACTTATAGCAACAGGCGATTTTCTTCAACTCCCATGTGTTAAATCAGAACTATTCTGCTTTGAATCCGAAATATGGGAAACAACCGTCAAAAATACGGTTTATTTGACAGAAAATATGCGCCAAAGCGAAAAAGAATGGATTGACTGTTTGAATGATATACGGATTGGTAATATAACACCCAAAGTACGAGAAATTCTTAATTCTAGAATAAATGTAAAACTTGAAAATGACGCGGGTATTAAACCGACTATTCTGTATCCATTGAATATAGACGTGGATAGTATAAATAACGATGAGTTGGAAAAATTGTCAAATTCAAATGGAAATATTAATGAATATGAAAAAGAATTCACTATATATCCCGACAAATATGATAAAATTATGTGTAAAAAATTTGAAAAAAATTGTAATTGCGCCGAAAACCTACAACTTACCAAACATTGCCAAGTCATGCTAATTCATAATCTAGATATAGAACTGGGGCTAGTAAATGGGACGCGAGGAGTCGTTATAGGTTTTACACCAACTGATCTTCCTATTGTTAAATTTCTAAATGGTATAGTACAACCAATAGATTATAACGTTTGGAAATACGAAGAAAAAGATAAAGTTATTGCGACGATAGAACAAATTCCATTGAAATTAGGATATGCATTCTCAATTCACAAATCACAGGGATGCACCATTGATTATGTAGTAACAGATCTATCTGATATTTTCACATATGGACAAGCATATGTAGCATTGAGTCGTGTAAAAAGTTTAGATGGACTAAAAATTATTGGGTTGGATATTAATAAAATAAAAGCACATCCAAAAGCAGTTGAATTTTATACAAATTTAGAATAAAATGAATATTAATTTATTTTTCGTTTTTAATAAAAATGAAAAAGAATTATGTAGATTTCGAAGAAGTAATATATAATCTAACATACACTCCTCAAAAATTAAATATATTAATTGAAGATAGAAAAAAATTAAAATGGAGAGAATACGGAATATACAATCACGGCGAACTATTGAATATGAGAAACAAAGCAGACGGTGATTTATGGGATGTAGTTATACCTGCGTATAATTATCGAATAAACCCAAACACTATACACAATATAGAAAATATATATGGTATATTATGGATAAGAAATGGTAATCACAAAATTTTTTGTAGTTTGAAAAATTTGAAAAATGATCCTACAAAAATTAATAGTGATATTGAAAAATATATTAACATATATAGTAAACATTTAATCAAAAAAAATATTGATTATTATTGGATACCATACAATTAATTTTTTATAATTTTACAATTTAACTTAAATTATAAAAAATTTAAAATACACTACGAAAATTCCAGCCTAATTCTTTAAATATTTGAGAACAAATATCGTCGTGAAAGTTTTTTCGTTCAATAGTTTTTAGCAAATTTAGATCATTTGGATTACATTTATAATTGTATTTGTCAAGTAATTGATACAATACATATTGATTGTTTATAAAATTTTTCCTAGAATTATTTTTATTATATTTGAATTTCTTTTCATATACTTTAACCATTTCGTTAAAATCATCTGTAATATTTTTTTCTAAATTACTTATATCGGGTGGTTTAATTCCTGTTAAATTATAATGTATTAAAGTAGCATCTTCATAATTTTTACTATGACCTGTTTCTTTTAAAAATAAAAGTATATGTTCCTTTTTAATATTTTTAAATTTAGTATGTTTTTTATCACTTTCTACAAGTAAACCATGCGCCTTAAATTCTTTCTCTAAATCTTCATATACTTTATCCGATACAGAACTATTTTGTTTTCCCTGAAACTGATTGATACAATCCCTAAAATGACTTCGTTTATCATATGTATATTTAGACCCTACATTGACTCTATCAGAATCCTTATATGATGATAAACTAGCTGGTATTTCAATTTCATTTCCGCAATTAACACATACATTAAATCCATCTAAATCAATAAAATTATCAGTATTACAAATTTCACATTTTTTATCAGTTTCATATAATTCTTTTTGTTTTTGATATTCAATAATATTATATTTATTTACTTTTTCTAAAAATTTATTAATAATATCTTGTTTTTCCTGATTATTTTCAGTCTTATTACTCATAAAAGATACAACTAATGGTTTTTCTATTATTTTTTTATACTTATCAACTAATTCAACGGTTTCCATAATATAAAAATTCTTTTGTTTTTTGGTATTTATATTATCAATTTTGTTAATTAGTCTCATGCGTATATCTTCAAGATTTATAATAATACTAAAATTTTCTATTTTATTTTCATTTTTTTTATTTAACGTATCTTCTATTAATTTTAGTTGTTCATAAAAATAACCAATATTCTTATATTCATTATCAAAATTTTTTAAAATTTTTTTATTTATATCTAAAATTTCGATCTCATGATCCATTTTAAGACATTATTAATTACTTAAATAGTTCTTAAAATTCTCTTATCGATTATAATTAATTCTTATATCGATTATAAAAAAATGTAAAAAAAAAATAAAAAAAAACTCTATAATAAAATGACAAATATCTGTACATCTAATTTAACATCCGGTTTCATCGATCTTGCAACTTTCGATGAAATTGAAAAATACATGTATGGTGGCCCTGAAGCCACCGCATATTTTGTTCGCGAATGCCGCAAATCCACTTGGTTCACCCAAGTACCAGTTGTTTTAAGTAAATGCTCCGGATCACCCAGTTTCGGCTCCGAATGGTCCGTACAAATCTCACGTGCCGGAGATTACCTCCTCCAAACATGGCTCCGTGTAGAATTACCCGAAGTAGCAATCACTAACAATATTTCATGCTGCAGTGAATGCCCCACAAATGCTACACCTGAAGCATTCGGTTGCGTTTCAATTAGATGGACACGTAATTTAGGTCACGCCCTCATCCGTGAATGCTGCTTAACATTCAATGACCTCGTCGCCGCCAGATTCGATAACTACCATCTCGACTTCTGGAGTGCCTTCACCACCCCCGCTGGCAAACAAAACGGTTACGATAACATGATCGGTAACACCGGCGCTCTCGCCGGTATGGGAGATCCACACGTATTACCCGCCGCCATCCTTAACGTCCCCCTTCCTTTCTTCTACACCAGAGACTCCGGCGTAGCACTCCCAACCGCAGCCCTCCCTTACAATGATATGAGAATCCAATTCCAATTCCGCAACCTCAGCGAACTTCTCATCGCAGATTACTGCGTAAAAGGATCAAGAGGATGGATACAACTTGAAAACGACGAAGATGGGGCCGCTCAATGTGTACGTCTCGGAGAACAAAACTCCAGATGCTTAGACAACAACAGCATCGGCAACTTACCCGAAACCGTTGGATGCAGAATACCATGCCCACCTGACAGCGGCGTAGCCACCGACTGCGGTCTTGCCGAATGCGCCTTCACATGGGTTCCACTCAAAGACCAATCCTGGAAATTCGTCAACGGCGAACCCCGTCTCGGCGCCGTCAACGTATGGGCTAACTACGCCATCGTCTCCAACGACGAACGTAAACGCATGGCTTGCGCCCCCCGTGACATCCTCATCGAGCAAGTTCAAACCGCGCCACCATGCGGCTTCAACCCCCTCAACGTTGCCACACCATGCCAATACGACGTACGCTTCTCACACGCAATCAAAGTACTCTTCTTCGCTGTACGCAATAAAACACTTGCTTGCGAACATGCTAACTACACCACCGCGCCAGCACAACCAATCCTCAACTGCCTCAGCAGCGTAGGAGGTGAATCGGGCACACTCATCTGCACTGCCCGCTCATTCGACCCCATCGCAGCTGCCTCACTCCTCTACGAAAACACCTTCCGTCTCGCACACATGGGATCCGACTTCTACTCACTCGTCGAGCCATACTACTTCGCACCAGTCATCCCCGAGAAAACAGGCTACCACATGTACTCATACTCTCTCGATTTCTACAATCTTGACCCTATGGGATCCACTAACTACGGCAAACTCACCAACGTATCTCTCTACATTACACCTTCCCAAGCAGCAGTCGACGCCGCTTCTGCCACTCAATTCATCAAAGGCAGCTCAAGTTGCAACCCATGCAAATTATGTAATAATTCAGATATATGCCAAGGCGGTGTATCATACCAATCCAACTGCAGTAGCGAAGGCGACGATTGCGGATCTGATCTAGTCATTTACTGCCAACAACAAACTTTCGAGTTTATTGTAACCGCAGTAAACAACAATATCGTAAGAATTTCCGGGGGCGCACTTGGCTTTCCAGTACTCTAGATTTTTTTTTCAACGAAATTTACGATGCTTTTTTTATTTTTTACCGAAAACGGTCAAAAATAAAATGATTTAAAATAATGTTATTTTAAAATAAAAACCAAATGCCATCCAAATGTAAACATGAGAATTGTAAAAAATACGCTAGTTATAACTATCCAGATCAAAAAGGAAGAATATATTGTAAAACCCATGCTAAAGATGATATGATTTCTAACAGAACAGATAATAGAACATGTATTCATCCAGATCATAATGGAGACAAAAAAAAACCTAGAGCATCATTTAATTTTCCTGATCAAAAAAAACCAAAATATTGTTCTAAACATTCTAAAACAGGTATGATTAATTTTAATACTAAAAATAATATGTGTAAAGAATGTAAAATAAAACAGCCTTCTTATGGAAAACCAAATGGTAGACCTGAATATTGTTCTAAATGTTCTAAAAATAAACAGGGATTAGTAGATTTAGTAAGTAATTTATGTAATGTAAATGATTGTAATAAGAACGCTACTTATGGTTTTGTTACGGATAAAAAAGCAACTAAATGTAAAACACATGCTGAAATAGGTATGATAGATATAAAAAATAATAAATGTGTTCTGTGTGATAAACAACCAACATTTGGTTTAGGGAAAAAGGCAACTCATTGTAAACTACACAAAACAGATGAAATGACTGATGTTAAACATAATTCTGTATTATGTCAAGAATGTAATATAAGAGCAACTTATGGATTAAAAGACAAACCTACCCATTGCAAGATCCATAAAACAGATGAAATGAAAGATTTAGTTAGTCGTATGTGCGGGAAATGTAACAAAATACAAGGTCATTATGGATATTCTAGTGATGACAAAATACTATTCTGTGTACATTGTAAAGAAGAAAATATGACACATGTTAAAGGAAAAAAATGCGAAAATTGTAACTTGCATCAACCAACGTTTAATTTTAAAGGTATTAAACCTCCAAGATTTTGCGCTGCATGTGCTTTAGATGGAATGGTAGATGTGATTAATCCAAAATGTAAATCATGTGGACTTTTTATGGTTAATAGAAAGCCTTACTTATGTTCATATTGTAAACCGGATTCAGCAGTTAGACAAAAAACAAAAGAAATGACTGTTGTGAACTATCTTCAAGAAAAAGTGTTTGACTTTATACACAATAAATCAGTTGGATTTGTTTGTGGTAATTATCGTCCTGATATAAAAATAGATGCTAATGATCATTTTGTTATTGTAGAAATTGATGAAGATCAACACAGTCAATATAATGCATATTGCGAAATTGCTCGTATGTTTAATATATTACAAGCAATTGGATTACCATGTACTTTTATTAGATATAATCCTGATGTATTTAGAGTTAATGGTATAGCAAAAAAAGTACAAACTCAAAAACGATTAGAAAAATTAAATGAAGTCATTAAGCAAGAAATAAATATAGTTCCTGAAAACAATATTAAAGTACTTCGTTTATTTTATAATAATACTACAGGTAATTATACTGAAGAATATTCTGTAAATGAAACTTATAAAAATCTTTTAAATAATCTTAAATAAATCTTCAAATATATAATATAATACTACATTATATTATACAACACTTAGATCAGCATTCGTTTTATTGGGATGGGTTAGTTAGAGGTCGATTTGATATCATCTCCACTCTTTCCACTACTAACACTACTTGTTGGAAACCCTATTGTCATCGTCGCAACTCCATCTTTGATGCCTGGTAGTCCGTAGTCCACTTCATTTAATACTGCTCCATTTTTTTCTGCATAGGCTCTCCATGTATTAATCCATTCCATATTCCGTCTATATGTGCTAACGTGAATAACATTAATTGTTTTATAACCGTTTTCGATAAGTCGTGGGACGCTTTGATATTCTTTGCCTGGTAGTTTAAAAATATAATCGTTTGACATTTTTATCAAATGATTTATAATTTAAAATAAATCATTTTAAAACATCAAAAATTTCTTAAACATCTTTTAACTGTTTTTTCAAAAACATACGTTTCATTTTTTTAATATTTATGCAATTACTATTTTTATCTGACTCATTTTCTACACATTTTTTATAAATTGGTTCATACAATTTAATCCAAACTTCTTTATTATTTATAGCACATTTACTATCTGGGTCTTGCATACATACTTTACAATCTTGATCACAATTCATTTAATTTATATAAAGTTTTATATAAATCTATTTCCATTGGGTTTAGTGGAAAAGACATGTTTTTTTATTTCAACAGTTTAGTTGTTTACAAACGATATCTAATATTTTTATTAGACGTTGGGTAGTTAAGTTTAGTTCGTCTATGTCGATGTCGTTTAATAGTTCTTGCGCGTTCATAGATATATTTTGTGCTATTGGTATAAATTGCGATACAAATAATATAGACATTGTAGTAGTGGTTATACTTGATACGGTTATAATTCCTAGACTTAGTTTTATCCACCATGGGTGTTTTTTTTCTATATCATTATCAAAGTATGCATACATTGACATTATTTATTAAAATTAAAATTAAAATGATAATTAAAATATTTTCGTAATAAATAAATGATTAGTCAACTTTCACCTTTTATTAAAAGATGCGCGCGTAATACATGTACGTGTGTTAATAAAATAGAATTGCTAAAGGATCACTCGATTTTGGAGTTGGAGTATAGAAAGGCTTTGGTCGAATATAATAATTGTTTTGTATTGAGTCGATATATTGTAAGAAAAGATGAAGTTGAGAGTTTACGTATTGTTAGAACAACGTTTAGTCCAAAAAAATAAATAAATAAAATTATCTTAAATAAATGATAATTTTATTAATAATTAGTATTATATTTTTAATAGTTGGGATTTTACTATTTTTTTTATTGGGTGATAAAATTGAAAATTATAAATCTGTCCATATAGGAGGATTTATGCATAGTGGTACTACATTAATGTTACACGAAGTTGCTTCTTTGGATGGTATGCACGGTGTTCACAATTGGGGTGATAAATTATTTCAAAAGAGATTTTCTGAAACGTCTCCTAATGGTAAAATTGGAATTGTTACAAAAAACCCGTGGAAAACTTTAAAGAAAAAAGATGTTGAATTTGTTATGAAACGTCCCGAAATGATTTTAATAATTATGGAGCGTGATCCTTTAGATACATTATTAAGTTGTTATAAAAGAGGTTATGATTTTAAATCAATAGCTAAATATTTATATAAAGCACGGAAATATACTCGAGATATTTTAAATAGAAGACCTAATAATACGTTTGTTATACAATTAGAAGAGTATGTTAAAAATCCTAATAAGTTTTTGAAAAAAATGGATTTTGATATTTCAAATAAAAGTGTTATAGATTCTAAAAAATCTGTAAAAAGACGACCAAAAGATAAAAATCATCAAAAATTAAGAGATTGGCAAGTAATGAATAACAGACCTGATTCTAAATTAATACAAAAGGCGAATTTGAAAACAAAAGATCCAAAAGAAAAAAAATTAATACAAGATATTTTAAATGAAATATTAAAATATAATTATATAAGTAATGTTAATATATAAAAGATGCCGCTAGCGTATTTAGAGTATGTGACTACATGTTTAGTCTAAAAAATAAATAAAATTATCTTAAATAAATGATAATTTTATTAATAATTAGTATTATATTTTTAATAGTTGGGATTTTATACTTATTGACACCTACTCGGTTAGATTTATACACCCCCGATCCTGAATACGACATAACTTCATCCGTCTACTCTAGTTTAGCCCGCAAGATCAAGACATTGAAAATGCAAGGAAAGCCATTGTTGATCAAAATTAATGCCCATCCTTGCGCTGGAAAGACTACATTCATATCGAAATACAAGGGAGCGTATTTGGGATGCGAGTTACTCGATTTCGACAACTACAGTGGAAATAATCGCACGAGTTCGTTATTGCAACCATTGAAAACTAATACTGTGCTATTCGGTGCATATAACGCTACCTACCACGGAAAATTCGATAACGTCGTGTACATATATGTAACACCACGTCTGGAACAAGTCAAAGCGCAAATCGTTGCTCGGCAAAAAGAACGTAAAACGACGAGTGGTTGGGCCAATGCTACTGCCGTTCTGAAGCGGCGTGCAACTCTGTTATCTCACGTATTTAAAGATCGCGTTCAAGTGGAACCATTTTTTTATTCGTTCAAAGATGGGTTAGACTTTTGTATCGCGGCTGGAATTAATTAAAGATATTTATAATCAAAATTACATTTGGTAATATATTTTATAAATGAAATAATGTTAATATAAAGGATGCCGCCTGCAAAGTTTACTATATGGTATAACAAGGCATACCAAGAAGTAGGTATGCGACCAGATACAAGATATAGACATATAATCTTTCCTAAAAGTTTTTATACAAAGATTTACAATCTTTCTAAAGAAAAAGTGTGCGATTTTGTTTTTATTGGAGGATTAAAAACTGATAATCTTACCTTTAAAAATCGAAAATGGATATTACCATTTATTGATAAACATTTCAATGAAAACTCTTATTTACAATTTACTGATAATAAAACTAAGAGAAAATATGTTACCAAAGGTAATTTTGATTATACACTATCAAAAAGAGGGTTTGTTCCAAAAGAGAATTTGAAAAATGGAAAAGTAAATTATTTTGATATAAAATATTTTGAGAATATGTGTAAGAGTAAGTTTTGTTTATGTCCTGCAGGAGATGTGAATTGGTCTTATCGATTTTTTGAGTCATTGATATGTAAAACTATACCTATAGTTGATAAAGAGTCCGAAACATATAGAAGATCTTATGAAAAAGAGATTGGTTATAAATATTATTTAACAACCAGTCCTGAGTTTGTGTATAGAGAGGATTGGGTTGAACATAATTACAATTTGTTTATGAAATATCATACTTTGAGCGATTTTTCAAATAAACCTGGAATTAATTATAATGACAAGCGTCGTTATAAA